ACGCAATCGCGACACGCGCAAGTATTACAAGCCCGAACAAAAGGATAAATTAAAATAATCATGCCAAATGTACCAAAGAGGAAACAACGGCCTTGGTTGCAAGGTCAAAACAAAGCAAGCAAGCAACGTAAGGAACGAAACAAGTTCTATCAAACCAGTGCGTGGCGAACGCTCCGCAATATGTTCATCAAACGACATCCGTTGTGTGTTGAATGCGACGGCATTGGCCAAGTGGTTGACCACATCATCCCAATCAAACAAGGTGGTGATTCGTTGGAGTGGGACAACCTACAAACAATGTGTCATCGATGTCACAATATAAAATCGGGCAAGGAAGCCCACGAATAAGGAAGATTATGCCCACATATTACCAAGGGAGGGGCGGTCTTGAATGTAAAAATGGTAAAATCTAAGCATCACCGCCCCCATAAAGCGAACACGACCGCATTTTTGGGCCGATAAAAGTCAAGATGTGGGCAGTTGATGATAAAATGTGATTAATATGAGCAAAGGAAGAAAACCAAAACCGACGGCGATGTTGAAAGCGCAAGGCACATTTGACGCCAGCCGACACAAGAATAGATTGGAAGCCGACGGCATTCCAACCGCACCCGCAGTGCAATCCGCAAACGAAACGTTTGAATGGTTGGTCAAGAAACTGGACGACCTTGGCGTCGTTGCTGAAGTGGATGCGATGGCGTTGCAAATGTTATCGGACGCGTGGGAGGATTACCAAGTCGCGCGCGCCGTTGTAAAAGAACAAGGTCCAACATATGCGACGACAACCGCTCAAGGCGATTTGATGTGGCGACCACGACCGGAAGTTTCAATGATGAATGCCGCATGGTCCAAGGTTGAAAAGATGATGGTCCAATTTGGATTGACCGCATCGTCACGCGCAAAGATTGAGATGCAAGAAAAGATTGAAACACTTGACGACTTGATTGGATGATAAATTTGAAAAATATGGATTGCCTTGAAGCAATGAAGCAGATGGACGACAACCAATTTGATTTGGCTATTGTGGACCCGCCGTATGGCATTGGTGAAGATGGGGGCACCAATGGAACACGGGGAAAATTAGCAAAAAGCAAGATATATATTTCAAAGGGATGGGATAAAGAATCTCCAAGTGTTGAGTATTTCAACGAATTGATTAGAGTGTCAAAAAATCAAATCGTTTGGGGTGCAAATCATTTCATTTCAAAAATACCTTTTGATTCTTCTTGCTGGATTGTTTGGGACAAAGACAATGGCGAAACTGATTTTGCCGATTGCGAATTAGCTTGGACATCTTTCAAAACGTCCGTCAGAAAAATCAAATGGAAATGGCAAGGTATGCTCCAACAAAATATGAAAAACAAGGAAACAAGAATCCACCCAACACAAAAACCCGTCAAATTGTACGAATGGATTTTGGATAAGTATGCAAAAGAAGGCGACAAGATTTTGGACACACACTTGGGTTCGGGTTCCATCGCCATCGCGTGCCACAATCGTGGTTTTGATTTGACTGGATTCGAGATTGACAAAGAATATTTTGACAACGCGTCCGAACGATTACGCATTCACCAATCACAATTGACAATGTTCTAATGACACACGACGAAACAAAATCAAACAAAATCATCAATTTCATTGAGCGCGTTTGCACGCACGTGAAAGGTGATTTGGCAAACCAACCTTTCCTTTTGGAAGATTGGCAAAAGGAATTCATTCACAAGATGTTTGGCACAATGAACAAAACGGGTTTGCGTCAATACCGAACATCGTATGTGCAGATTCCGCGAAAGAATGGAAAATCAAATTTGTCCGCGGCTATTGCGTTGGCGATTTTGTTTGTTGAAAAAGAACAAGGTGCGGAAATCTATTGTTGCGCATCATCACGCGACCAAGCAAAGATTGTGTTCGAGGTCTGCAAACAAATGGTTCGCAACTCCGCAATCTTGACAAAGAATTGCAAGACCTACCAAAACTCAATTGTGTTGAACGGCACCAACTCGTTTTTGAAAGCGGTCGCCGCCGATGCTGGATTGTTGCACGGGGCAAATGCGTCCGCGGTCATCTATGACGAATTGCACACGGCGAAGAATCGCGAATTGTGGGATGTGATGGCGACGTCAATGGGTGCGCGTTCGCAACCTTTGATGATTGCAATCACAACCGCGGGCGTGTTCGACACGAATTCCATTTGTCATGAATTGTATTCGTACGGCAAGCGAGTTGATGAAGGTGTGATTGAGGATGATACATTCTTGCCACTTATATATGAGGCGGACCCGGATGATGATATTCACGACCCAAAGATTTGGAAAAAGGCAAACCCAAATTTCGGCATCTCAATCAAGCCCGAATATTTTGAAAAGATGGCGCGCGAGGCAAAGACGTTGCCGTCATCGGAAATTGCATTCCGACAACTGCATTTGAACCAGTGGGTGAACTCATTGGCGTCGTGGATTACTGATGACGAGTGGATGAAATCGGCGGGCAATGTAGATTTGGAACAATTGCGTGGCCGTAAATGCTACGCCGGACTCGATTTGGCCGCGGTTGAAGATGTCACCGCGTTCGTTTTAGCGTTCCCAATGGACGACGAATCCGTGAAGATTGTGCCGCGATTGTTTGTCAGTGAAGCCGCCGTTGAACGACGTCGGAATCAAACGGGTGGTTCGTACGATAAATTCGTGAGTGCTGGCGAACTGATTGTGACGGAAGGGAATTCAACCGATTACGCGGTCATTGAACGCGTCATCAAGGAATGTGCGGAAATCTTTGACATTCAATCCGTGGCGTTTGATAGATGGAATTCGAATTCACTGGTCCAACAATTGACGGACGCCGGGATTGAGATGGACCCGTTCGGCCAAGGTTTTATATCTATGACGGCACCGATTAAGAATGCGGAAATATTAGTGAAGAAACGATTGTTGCATCATGGCGGTCACGGAATGATGCGATGGATGGCGGCGAATGTGGTCACAAAAAAAGACGATGCCGAGAATGTAAAGTTCAGCAAATCAAAAGCGGGTGACAAGATTGACGGCATCATTGCAATGATTATGGCATTGGGCGAGATGATGACGATGGAAGGTAAGGATATGACGGGAACGTCGACATATGAATCGCAAGGAATACGAATGTTATGATGAACATTGAAGATGCCCAATCATTGGCGATGCAATTGTTTGAATTTGGAATGACGCCGTGGATTGCAGAATCGGGCGACGGGTACATTGTGCGCATCCTTTTGAATGGGGAAATTATCAACGTGATGCGGTCGGATGTTGAACATCTTGGAAACAATTAAAAAAGTTTTTCACGTTTTGTGGATTGTATTGTTTTTTTTCTATCTTTGAAGTGTTGGAACGAACCAACGACCAAATAAACACCACAATGAGAATCAACAAAAACAATTACCAAGGAGTTCAAGGATTAGAAGGAATGTATATCAACCAACACCTTTGGTCCGATAGCAATCCAGTCGGAAAAATCATTTCAACACGCGGAAAAAACTTTGTTACAATCCAACCAGTTGAAGCGGGTGACAACAAAACAAAAATGGAATTCGTAACTGGAGGATTTAGCGCGATTTGCTTGAATGATTCAAAACAAGAATATGACTTTTTCGAAGTAGGCGAGCCATTCGAAGTGAGATTAAGCAAAGCGCAATTGTCCAACAAATATTGGCACATTGAAGATGCTCCGTTCAAGCATTACGATTTCAATTTCTAAAGACCACGCCCCCGACGAAAATCGGGGGCTTTTTATTTTTATAAAAAAAAACTAAAAAAAAGTTGCTCACGATTTGTGAATTCAAAATATTGTGTTACATTTGAAGTGTTGCAATGATGCAACGACCAAAACAAACACCACAATGAAAAATTCAAAATTCACAATCCCAACAAACAAAACTTGGTCCGCTGGTAAAGTCTTTGTAGATGTAACGCCAAAAGAAGTTTATGACTACTTAGATAGTCTTGACGAAAACGACATCGTAGAAAGAACCAAATACGATTTTAGCATCTAAACAACCACCGCCCCCCGCTGAAACAAACGGGGGGATTTGGTGGTAGAAACCAAAACGAACAAAATGAAAAATTATTTTGCAACACTTAATAGAGAAGAACAAAGAGTTTTTGAAGTGTATGAAGGCGGATTGATTGCTTGCGCATTTTACAAGTATGATGAAGCGTTGGCCCATTGCAGATATTTAAAACGATTAGGATATGAACCGAAGATGCAAACGCGATACCTTGACGAATCGGAATATTAATCCAACTGCCCCCCGCTGAAACAAACGGGGGGCTTTGGTGGTATAGAGAAAAATTTCCGCCTATGTATTACACGACAACGACAAAAGATTCCGTACATTACAAAACGAACATGGAACCAGTTGACGACATATCGGTTGGCGACATCATCGAGATGACGCGCACGGGAAAGGAATTTTTGGTGGAATCAATCACACCATCCGGAATCATATTGAAAGAATGCACGACATACGTTTCATTCAGCCGTTCAGCATTGAACGAGCGTTTGAAAAGAAATTCGGCAATTCACAAAAGCATTTAAAGAACCACGGAGTGTTCTGCTCCGATTGGTGTTTGGTTTGGTTGGGGACGTTGTGGTGACGTCCCCATTTTTTTTGCCATTGTTTTGTTGCACATGATTACGTATATTCACCCCGAATTGTACAATCATTTTCAACCGAATGGCCGAAAATCAAAATTTATTCGGGCGCATTTTGGGCGCATTTCGTTCCAATCCGAA